AAAACAGTAAAACAATATCACGATAAGTCACCGCTATTTTTTGGTGAAGATCCTGGTGTGTTTGACACAGTAAATAAACACTATCCTAAAATTTGGGCAATCTATAAAACAATGAAAAGCTTAGACTGGTCAGAGGATGAGTTTGACTATAGTCAGTGCAACTTAGATTTTAAGAACTGTCCTAAGTCAGTGTATGATATGATGATACGAACACTCGCGTGGCAATGGGAAGCAGACAGTGTTGCATCAAGAAACATTGCTCCTGTACTAGCTCCATTCATTACTGATAGTTCATTGTGGGCAGCATGGCAAAGAATTTCAGATAACGAGGTTATTCACTCAGCAACCTACAGTGAAATTGTTCGTATGAGCTTTGATAATCCAGAGTTAGTATTAACAGATATCCTTGCAGTAAGAGAAAGCTTAGTTCGCTTAACTACTATCAAAGAAGTATTTGATGATGTATTCAAAGTTTCACATCGTTATGCATTAGGAGAGATGACAGCAGAACAATCGTATGATTCACTCTTTATGGCAATCATTGCATTGTTCTTATTAGAGAGAGTGCAATTTATGGCAAGCTTTGCAATCACATTTACTATTTGCAGCACGGGCTGGTTCCAAAGTATTGGAAAAGCAGTTCAAAAGATTGCACAGGACGAGCTTGAAGTACACGTTGAGCTCGATAAGGAAGTATTGAGAGTAGAACTGCAAACTGAACGAGGTAAAGAAGCATATTTAAGATTAAAGCCACGTATCGAACAACTATTTAATAACATAGTTGAATCAGAGATGGTGTGGACTGACTATTTGTTTAGTGAAGGCAGAGAATTAGTTGGTGCAAATGCAGCCACAGTTAAGTCGTGGGTAATGTATAATGCAGCACCAGTTCATAAATTTTTAGATCTGGAAAGCGAGCACAAGTTTCCTCGTCATAATCCAATGCCGCACATGGAAGACTGGATTAATATTAGTAAGACACAGGCAGCACCACAAGAACAGGATAATAACCAGTACAAGGTCGGAGTAGTAACTAAGGATGACGACGATATTATGTTTGACACCGACTTTTAATTTATCGTCTCTAACAATAGAATAAATACTATTATAGTTCAAGGAATAGTATGAATAATGAGGCGGAATTCAGAACAACTTATTTGTGTATTAAACAGCATTCTGTAACAGGCTTAAAATATTTTTGTAAAACAACGGGTAGTCATGGCAGAGTGATTTCATATAGAGGATCTGGCCGATATTGGAAAAGGCACTTAAAGAAACACGGCAGCAAAGTTGAAACTATTTGGTACTGTTTATTCACCGAGAAAGACGAATTAGTTAAATTTGCGTTAATGTGTTCAGATCAATGGGATATAGTAAATGCCAAAGATAGTTTAACTGGCAAAAAGATATGGGCAAATGAAAAACCAGAAAACGGGTTAGATGGAGCAACACCAGGAAGCAGACACTCAGACATAACCCGAGCTAAAATATCTGAAGCAAGACAAGGTCAACCAGCACACAATAAAGGTAAGCCAGGAGTAGTAGCATGGAATAAAGGAGTAACCGGAATTATTAAAGATTCCGAAGAAACAAAAATTAAAAAATCAATATCGCATCTTGGAGATAAGAATCCAATGTTCGGCAGACGATTTCCTGGCAGGATTGCAGGAGATAAGAATCCAATGTTCGGCAAAATAGGCGAAAAGAATCCAAGATTTAGGATAGCTAGATTAAAAATAGAGTGTCCTTATTGCCACAAATTAATTGCTCAGGGAAATTATTCTCGATGGCACGGCGAAAACTGTAAATTAAAAAACTAAAGGGAATATAATGCCGTTATATACATACAAATGCACTAAATGTGAAAACATAGAAACAAAGATTAGAAAAGTTACTGAAAGTGATTTGCCTGCAAGTTGCACAGACTGCGGCAGCACAATGCGTAAAACATTTGATCAATCAGGAACAAACTTCATTTTAAAGGGAGATGGGTGGTTTAAACCTACCTCATCAGGAACAGAATGAAACTCTTTAAATATGAAGATCGCCATGAAGGATGCAGAACACCAGCTGATGTCATAATTTGCTTCGGGAAACAGATTGAAGGAAAAGACTATCACAACGGCTGGCATCTTACTGTCATACTTCCTTTTATAAAGAAGAATGTTAAAAATTACGTCGATCCGATGACATTTGATACTCGTTCAGAAAGATGTTCGTTTCATTTTAGGATCATTAGACGAAAATTTAGGGGTCGTCAGAAATATAGTAATCTATACTGCCAAGCATGGCAACCAATTAAAAAGGAAAAACATGTTATTAAATAAAAAGAAATACAAATCAGGCGACATCATCTCAATGAAAATTTCAAACGGAGATGAGGTTGTTGCTAAGTTCGACGAAGAAACAGAAACTGGATTTATGATTAAGAAACCAATGACAGTGATGCCTACTCAACAGGGTATCGTATTAGTGCCTACAATCTTTACAAGTGAATCAGAGTTGGCAATGCCAATACATTTCCAGCATATTATGCTGCACGGTTTAACTATGCGTGAAATGTCTGATCACTATATTCAAAAGACTACAGGCATTACATTAGCGAAAGCATAATGTCAGCAATATCGTCTACATCAAAGTTAGTAGTAACGCCCAAAATAACTCCTATCTACACCGAGTTTACGCCGTTTTCGCTAACTGTGACATATACGATTGAAGAATCTGGATTAGGTTCTGGTGGTATAGGAATCGGAATTACTCCCACGCAGCCCGAGATTGTTAGTGCTGTATTGGTAGACTCTGGCATAACTATCGCAACTCATTTATCTGATATTCATATACCATCTAATTCCTTTGTCATTTCTGGGCAATTCCAAGACGTGTTTAGTCGAATACTTGATTATCTTGACGTTAACAATGCATATAAAGAGACCACCTCTTTCGGCAAATTACCAGAAACTTTTAACTCTTTGTATAAATACATAGCACCAAGTGTTTCAAGCAAAACAGTACAGGTCGATGTGTTATTTTCGGACAATTCAACACAGAAATTTGATATAACTGTATTAACGGATTATGTATCAGCAAATGCATCATTAGTTGCAAGTGTTAAAAAGGGGAAATTTTAATGCCCGCTCCAGTTAGAAAAGGTGTAGATCTAAGCGCAGGACACTGTCACGGTCCACTAACTCCTATAGAAGGATCATCCACTGTTATTATTAATGGTATCTCAGTTCTTAGAGTAGGAGATCACTACACAACACATGTATGCAATGACGGACAAGACGTGCAAGAAGCTAAAGCAGTCGGAGCTTCATCTACAGTTCAAGCAGAAGGAAAATTCATACATCGCATAGGGGATGCTATATCATGTGGTGATATAGCAGCAGCAGGATCACCGAACGTTTTCGTGGGCTGACACCATGTCAGAGATTAGAGATCATTATCAAGAGATGATTAAGTACGGAGAATCCATCTCAACTAAAAAATTTACAGTACCAGAATTTACAAGATTAATACGCAGTCTTGTTGCAACTACCGACATTCGTGTTAGAACAGCAAGAGATAAATCTATACTAAAAAATCACATTGTTATTAGTGGCACTTATGACCCAGAAGACGACGAATCAAATATCCCGCCTATTGTGATATATGTCACATACAGCAATACTCAGAAAAAAATTCTAATGAAGGATATAGATTGGCCAAAGTTATGTCTTGATCTAATAGAATGTTCCGGGCATGAAATTGTACATCAGACACAATATAGATTGCGTGGATTTGATGTTGGCAACACTATTTTTGTAAGCTTATCGACAGAAGAAAGCAAAAGATTAGAACAGGAATACTTGGGCAACTCAGATGAAGTAGAAGCTTTTGGTTATTCAATCGCAGTAGATATTCTAATTAAAGAGTATCCAAAAAAGATAACAATTAAACACATATCTAAGACTGCAATGTTTAAATGTTATGAGGCAGCTTTTGGAAGAGAACACAAGGTAGTAAATCAACTATTATTATATGTTGTTAAGTATTATGAAGCACTAGCAGAGGGCAGTCATGAAAGAAGATTACAAGAAGTTGAATGAGGTTGATACAGAAGACGAAGTTGATCTAGAAGAAATTGGGTTAGATGATTATGCAATAATACTTGATGCTGACGGAAATCTTAAATCCATTCTAATGCCCGAAGTATATGATGAGATTCCAGAAAAGCTAATTGAGATTTTTAAGCTATACGGAGTAACTGATATAGAAGAAGTACATGCTCGACTAGGGCACGTCGTACACTAAACAACCTGAGCTTTATCTACAAGCTGGGAAAGAGAATTAAAGTTTTCTTTTGCTATCTTATTTGACGATACAATCTTCTCAAGAGATACATCGTGACCACCTGCTCTTACACGCTGTCTGACTTGATCAATTGCTTGCTCAATGGGAACATCGACTAAAATAAGCGTAACAACGTATCCATAGTCATGCGCTAAGGCAATCTTATTTTGTTGAGCCTTGAGATTAGTACCTGTTGTCGGATGAACTACGTTTTCTTGTACTTCAAACGATGATATTATTAAGGGCTTAATTTGAGAAATAGCTGCATCCAGACCTACTTCGCCTTTAATAGCGTCGACGTCAATAAGTTCGTATCCAGAGTAGGGTGGATTGTTAGCAATAAAGTGGTTCTTACCGCTTCCTGCACCGCCCATCACAATTACGAATTGGGGTTTAATTTCTGATAGTTGCATTCAGTATTTAGTTGAAAACACAGGATTAAATTTTAAATCATTGATTCTAAAAGTGATTAAAATCACAAAAACCTTGACTTTTCTTACCGAAAGCGTATAATAGAACTGTTGCCTAATTAAGGAGAAATAATGAACCGAAGTCAGATATTCTTAGCACTTGCCCTCACGATGACAGCAATGACAGCATCAGTATATGCCTGCGGCGAGATCACTCCAAACAGAGAGATAACAAAAACTGTGACGCGCCTTGCTTACAGTGATTTCCCAAGAGCATCAGATGTTTTCGCAATTATGCGTAACGAGTCTTCAATGAACCCACTCGCTAGGAACCATACTGCAAGAGAATCGTCCAATGGACTAATGCAAGTCCAAAACGGATCCTTCAACATTCACACAAACATTGCTCAGGGAATTGCAAAACTTCGCGAATATTACAAACTGACACACTCAGTTCGCGGCGCAGTTGAATCATACAATATCGGCCCTCGAAATTACCTTAATCATAAGTTGCGTTATAGCGGCGAAGCATACTACGACAAATTCTTGCTTCAAAAACGAGTTTATGCACATTGGCCAAAAGGCAAGTTGGTAAAACTCGGCAAGAAACTTGGCTGTGGTCGAAACAACGGTGTTCCGTACTGGTTGCAAAAACGTTTAGCAAAGTAAGAGGTCATTGTGGCAAAAAAAATAGATAAAGCAATTGAGTATGTAAAATCTCGTATTGATGATTATGCTCATCCTGGTTCATATCAGGAGCAGGAGTGGTATGCAAAATGTGAAGCAAAGGTTGACATACTTGAAGAAGTTTTGGCTCGTCTTGAACAAATCAAAAAAGGCGAATAGTGTTAAAAATTAGAAATACTCCCAAGAAACTTCTTAGTTGCGGCTTCATTGGCCTAAGAATTAAGAGTCAATATGAGATGAAAAATCGCACAGAAATATGTGACTGGATATTGAGTCTTCTCGGCGAGGATGACTACTACGCGCAGCACGACGGCGTATATTTTGTTCGCATAGACGGCATTGAGTCAATGTTGCTACTAAAATACCCAGAGTCAATTAAGAAAATTTATACTAACCCAAGAGAGTGGGCAAAGGAATAATATGGCAAAAATATCAGCAGTAGCAGAAGTTGAATGGACTGAATACGAACGTGGCTGGGGTCAACGGCCTGACGGGTTTTCGTATCATCGCAGCATTGCCGAAGCAAACGAATATATCGACGCCTATTGGGTGAAGCAGCCAAAAGAAACACCAGAATGCTACTCCTCGCCTGGCAGGCCACAGCTTGTTCAGGTCAACGACGTGTTTGAGTTGTTAGTTGAGGGAAAAGGCATTATATGGACCGACAAGACATGCAAGATCTAAAGTTTGCGGTAAGTGTGCCAAAATTTATTTTTTCAAATAACTCGATGATAAGAGTTGAATGGTGCGAAGAACACGTCGGCGAAATATATAAATCGTGGACAATTAAGTTACCTCTTGGAGAAGGAAACGATCGGAAAACTCTTTTCATGTTTCTCAATGAACAAGATGCAATGTTATTTGCATTGCGGTGGGCCAACGTAACTGTATAATGGCAAAATCGGAAAAAGAAATGATCTTTAGGGTAGGTGTGCCAAGCGT